AATCACGCACTCGGTGGTGCAGTAGCTGGTGGAGAATTTAACGTAGTTGTAGGTAACTATACTGGTGATGCAATTACTTCAGGAGATCATAATACTATTATGGGTTATTCAGCTGGAAGTGGTTTAACTACTGGTAGTAGCAATACAATTATAGGTAGTAGTTGTTCAATGGCAGATGTTACTCACAGTAACGCTATTATTATAGGAAAAGAAATTGCTGGAAATGGTGATAGATTTTCATTTGGTAAACCTAGTAATGTAGTGCAAAATACTTTTACTTCCGACGCTAACTGGTCAAGAAGTTCTGACGAAAGATTAAAAACAAATGTAAACAATGTAGGTTGGAAATCATTAGATTTTATTAATGAACTTAGACCTGTAACTTTTAATTGGAAAGCATCACAAGATGTACCAACAGATATGGCAGAGTATTATCCTAATGTAAATCATATGGACACTACTACGGTTATTGATGGTTTAATTGCACAAGAAGTAAAAACAGCAATAGACAATAATAATATGACTAATTTTAGTGGTTGGAAAACTGACCCTTCTGGAACACAAACTTTATCTAAAGAAGCATTTGTGGTACCACTAATAAAAGCCGTACAAGAGTTGTCGGCTACAGTTACAACTCTACAACAAGAAATAAACACTCTAAAAGGAGAATAATATGTCACACGCATCTGACGCAACGAAAGAATGGGTATCAGCAATCCCTAAAAAAAATGCTGACGGGAATGTAATCGAATGGTCGGTACAATATAAGTACACCAAGACTACACACCCACACACATTCAGTGGTAATGTTAAAATAGACACGCCATCAAAAGCACCTAGTGGTTACACTAAGTCTGAGATACTAGGTTTATTTGATGTTGCACATTGGGACGATATGTACAATAAAAAGTACACAGTATGGACTGCTGACGCTGTTGTAGAAACTGTAGAATCTGACTTTGATGTATCAACTTTAAGCTAGGAGTAATAATGGAAGATCAACTTAAACAAACAGTACAAGACTTAGTGGCTATCATTAATGAAAAAGAAATGATAATCACTAATCTTAAACTTAACAATCAATCTCTTTTAAGAGAAATACAAAACTTAAAAGGGGAAGAAGTTGATGCCGAGTCAGAGTCAAAAGAATAGCGAAACTCTTATTAGGTTAGAGGCTCGGATTGAAACGATAGAGTCAAATCATTTAACCCACCTACAATCCAGTGTGGAAAAAATTGAAAAAAGCATTGAGAACATTTGGAAAGTCATAGGTATACTATGTGCTATGTTTATCTTCGTCTTTGCTGATAGTGTTAAATCACTAATAGATATAGTTACTATTTTATAATAGAGGGTTAAATATGGAGAAATGTATTCTCGTAATTTCAGACCAACACATACCACATCACCACCAAGATATGATGGCTTTTTTAAGAGCCATAAAGAAAAAATACAAACCGACACGCATATTAAACATTGGTGATGAAGTTGATTCACACGCAATATCGTATCACAGTCCAAATCCTGACCTTGCAAGTGCAGGTGATGAATTAAGAAACTCTTTGGAAACTATCCACGAACTTGAGGAGTTATTTCCTAAGATGGATTTAGTCCATTCTAATCACGGAAGTTTAATTTTTCGTAAAGCCCTAACACACGGATTACCTAAAGCATTTATAAAAGATTACAATGAGTTTTTGCAAGTAGGTAAGGGTTGGAAATGGCACGAAGATATTGTAATTAAAGCAAGTAACGGACAGGATATATATTTTTGCCACGGAAAGACTGCTAATATTTTAAAACTAGGACAGCAGTATGGAATGAATGTAGTGCAAGGACACTATCACACGAAGTTTAATATCCAATACTGGGGTAATCCAAACGCTTTACATTGGGGACTTCAAGTTGGTTGTTTAATCGACAAGGACAGTTTGGCTTACGAGTACAATAAGTTATTTAAAGACAGACCTATAATCGGTACAGGAATTATTATTGAGGGCTTACCTTATTTATTACCAATGGTCTTGAATAAAGGTGGAAGATGGAATAAAGTCGTTCCCTAATGAGTGCTTTTAAAAAACAAGTAGCAGGTAAACACTACCTAGACTTTAAAATACAACCAATGGATTTTTTTATACAAAATAATATTTCTAAAATAGACGGAGATATTATTCAGTATGTCATAAGAGAAAAAGGTGATCCCATTGAAAATATAGACAAAGCTATTCATTGTTTAGAACTTAAAAGAGAGGCGATAAAAAATGACAAAAAATAATTATATAGATGGCACACCAAATCGTATGCCTTGCAGAATTGAAAGATTACAGATTGATGATCACAGAGCATTTTCTATTATTGGTTTAGGCATAATAAATGATGAGATAAAACCACTATATTTAAATGTTCCTTTAAAACCTTATGATCAAAAACTAGATAGAGAAACTCAAGCACATTGTAGATCAATAACTCGTAATTTAAAAAATAGAGATACCTTTGATGAGATCGTAGAAGATCACACAAAAGAAAGCATTGTTGGTAATGTACTTCACTATATAAAAAAAAATCTTGAAGATATTATTGATAATAAACAGCCTGAAAATGCTGTTAGGTTAAACACCGACCCATACCGAAAAATCAAATAGGAGTACATTATGGAAATACTAAAAAGAGTAAGAGAAGTAGCTTTAATTAAAGTTTCACTTTGGATAGTTGCAGTAGTAGCAATAGGAGCAATCGTTATATTCTAATGATTGATACTAAACAAAGAATAAAAAATCACGAAGGTTTTTCGCCAGTTGTCTATACAGATACCTTAAATTTTAGGACAATTGGCGTGGGACATTTATGTACAGATAAAGATAAATTTGAAGATGGTGTTATTTATACTAAAGAAGAATTAGAATATTTATTTGAAGAAGATTATAATATTGCATTTAATAATGCTCACGATTTAATAGAAGATAAAGACATACCATACGATCCTATGGTTGAATCAGTATTAATAGAAATGGCGTTCCAATTAGGATTGCCAAGATTAAAAAAATTTATAAAGTTTATAGAGGGCTTACAGGAAGAAGATTACAATAAAGCCGCAGATGAAATGATAGACAGTAGATGGGCTAAACAAACTCCTGCTAGAGCCTATGAACTTTCAACACTTATAAGGAATATAAAATAATGTGGTTATCACTTTTACCGACAGTTTTAAAAACAGGTGCTTCAATATTTGCTAATAAACAAAAAGCCAAGATACTTATGTCTGACGCTGAGTTATTACACGCACAAAAAATGGCGAATGGCGAAGTTGAGTATCAAGCGGCGGTAAGACAATCTAATGATAAAGGTTGGAAAGATGAGTTTGTTTTGATTCTAGTATCTGCACCTGTGTTATTATTAATATGGTCGGTGTTTTCAGATGATCCTAACATACAACAAAAGCTAGATATATTCTTTGATAAGTTTTCTAATTTGCCCTTTTGGTATCAATCATTATTTATTGGTGTAGTTGCTAGTATCTATGGTTTGAAAGGTGCAGACATATTTAAGAAAAAATGAAAAAGATAAAGGTGGTATTACACCACCCTGCAAATATCTTTACTTTAGTTGAATCCCTTTTAACCATAACAATCTTAAATGAAGTCGTAGCACAATACCAAGTCTTAGATTATTACCCTACTCTAGAACGAACTATAAATTTAGAACGACTTATAAAAGATAATAAAGATAATATCTATGCGGAGAAAGTTGAGTTAGATTGTTTTTATGAATATCGAGAGGTAGAAGATAGTGAACTCTTGGCTAAGAACTTCTCAACCAAGAGCCACGAATTAACGATTAATTAATTATCTTTTATAAATTACTTTGCTTTGGTCATCAGCAACTTTAAGGTCTTTTTTATTTACCATTCCAAAACCATAATGCCAATCACACCAAACAAATTTTTCACCAACTGTTGAAACTATTGCCTGTCCTTTAAATAGTTTAGGTTGATTAACAAATTCAACAATCGCATTTTCATATAGTGCAGTCATATTTTCACCCCCTTTCATATGCAAATATTATAATTAATTTAGATTTATTATAGTCACTAAATACACTTTTTTTAGGACTATTATAACTCCCCAAAATCTTCTTTAAACATTTTAATATATAACACCGCTAGGACTACAATAAGTAATCCTAGAGTTGGTAGTAACACATAATATAACATTGCTTCCATTATTCGCCCTTTCAGGGTGGCTTACGCCACCCTCTCAAATTGTTTTTCTAATGTTGCTTCTTTATCATTATAAGAAACAAAAACTGTTTGGTAATATGGAAAACCATCAGGAGATTCTTCGGCAGTTTCCCAAACCAAGCCTTTTTTAACTAATGATCCTAAAGCACCTTTTTGTTGATTTTGATTATAATTTTTATCTGATTGTATAGGCATATCCGATCCCCATTCTCTATTGTTTAAAGAATCAGAAATTATATTCCAAAGAACAACATTTTCTAAATCAGATAATTTTTTATATTGGTTAATTAATTTATTCATTTTATTCGCCTTTCGTTTTGTTTATGTAATAACCATATCAACATTTGTTAATATCTGCAAACAAATAAAACATTATTTTTACTTTTTTTTAATTATTTGCACCTTTGTTCCTCTAATGTTCCATAATTAGAACGCCATATAAGGCTCATATAGGGGTATATAAAGATAATTTATACTGGCAGACCTTACAACCAACTATTGCGTATTTATGCAAGTTTAAGGGCTTTAAATCGATTTGGGCAAATTACCCCATAATGAAGCGTGATCTAGGCTTAAAAAAGCAACAGTTTTTTCTATTTTATCATTGTCCTCAAATTCAGTAGTTTTAGGACACAGTTTCTTTTCCCAATTTAACCCACCTTGTCTATGCAATCCTTGTAATGACCAAGCCACAATCTCACCTGAGTCGAATGAATTAACATAATACGCAACCCTACGAGTGGCACAGGCTATATCCATCAGGCGTAAATACTTATCTTTCTCTAACATATAATCAGGATAAGTACCCAAAACGAATTGGCGGTGTTTTAATTCTGCTATGATATTTTTATTATATGCGTCATTAAATGAATATTGGTCATCTGATTTTAACTTTAACGGACTGAGTTTAAACTTGGCTTGATTTAAAACTTCAATAACTTTTAATTCATTATCTATCATATGCCTTGCTGTAACTCTGCTCTCTTAGTTGAATTGTAACCTCGTAATAATTCTATATGGATTTTATGGGTTTCGTACTCAGACCACTTATCACTAAACTCTAGTTCTGCGGCATCTAATAATTTATCAAACTCAGCTAACTCAGTATCTGCTTTAGCTTTCATTTCAGCATCTTTGACAGTTGCATTATATCTATGCTTATTAAACAACCTAGCCTTTAATCTTTCACGCTGTCGTAATAAAGAATCTACACCTGCTTTAGCGTCCCTAGCGTTTTTGCTAAGAATACGAGTTTCTTCTTTTAGTTCATTTAATTCTTGTAATGTATTCATAATGGGCGAGAGGTTAGCAAATCTAACTGGGGGGAGTAACTAACCTCTCATAAAC